TTGAGCAGCATGATATGCTGATGTGGCGAGGTGGACAGCGTTCGGTCGTAGATTTCATGCAAACACTTTACGAAGAACAACAAGCTTCAAAACTAGGAGAATAGAATATGTGTATTGGAGGCTCACCTACGCCAGCCCCGCCCCCTGCAGCCCCTGCAGCGGTTAATCCGGTCATGACAAATATGTATGACCCGAGCAATCCCGAGAGCGGGATGGCAGCAGAGAAAGGCGCACTTCAAGGTAAAGCCTTGGGTACGTCACAACTCAAAGTCGATCTCGATCCTACCGTGAGCAATCTCGGTAAGGGCGCTGGTCTTCAGATTACTAAGTAGGTCTTACATGTGTACAGCATTGAACGCAGCTCGAAAAGTATCAAGAGAGACTGATGGCATCCTTGGCGGCGGAGTTACGCAGTTAGATGACGCACTCAGTGGCTCCCCGTTGCCTATTCAGAAGGTTGCTGACAAAGTTGAAGATAAGGTTACCGATCCAAAGTTACTGGGCGCTGGCCTTCAAATAATGAATTGAGAACATAAATGAGTATGGGAACCGCTGAAGCGCGTTACCACCAACTCGAACAGTCTCGTCAATCATATCTAGATCGAGCAAGAGATTGTTCGTTGCTAACAATTCCCTCCCTGATACCGCAAGATGCCCACAATGAAACGAGTGATTTATATACTCCGTTTCAAGGCATCGGTGCGCGTGGGGTGAATAACCTAGCATCGAAACTCTCTCTTGCTCTGATGCCACCTAACTCCCCCTTCTTCCGTTTCATGGTTGAGCCATACACCTTAAAGGATTTGGCTGAAGATGAAGCAGCACGAACCCAGATTGAACAACAACTGGGTGAGTATGAGCGGGCAGTTATGTCGGAGATTGAAACGTCTGGCGACCGAGTTGCGGTACATGAAGCACTGAAACATTTAATCGTAGGCGGCAACGTGCTATTGCACATTGGCCCTGAGAAGACACGGGTAATCCACCTAGACAGTTATGTTGTATCTCGCGCACCTAATGGTGAAATTCTAGAAGTTGTTACTGTTGAGCATGTCTCACCTAACGCTTTAGATAAAGCGACCGCCGCTAACATCTCTGGTAAACTCGAGGGTGATGAAAAGACTGTTGAAGTCTACACTCACATCGAGCGTAAGAACGAGTTCTTTAACGTATACCAAGAAGTCAAAGGGTCAGTCATTACTGGCTCTAAAGGCAAATACAAAAAGAACAACGTCCCCTTCCTGCCCCTTCGTTTCTCCCGCATCGACGGTGAGGACTATGGTCGCGGGTTTGTAGAAGAACTTCTAGGTGACCTCCGGTCCCTCGAGGCCCTGTCCCAAGCAATCGTAGAAGGCGCTGCCGCCGCTGCCAAGGTTCTCTTCATGGTGAACCCCAACGGCACAACGCGTATGCGTACTATTGCGCAGGCTGAGAATACTGCAATCATCGAAGGTAACAGCAACGATGTTTCAGTTCTACAGATGGATAAGTTCAACGACTTCCGCGTGGCCTATCAGGCTATGCAGGGTATCGAGGAACGCTTATCACAGCAGTTCATGCTGCAATCTTCAGTACAGCGTAATGGTGAACGGGTTACTGCAGAGGAAATTCGTTACCTCGCAGGTGAGCTAGAAGATACCCTATCCGGTATCTACTCTATCTTGTCGCAGGAATTTCAGTTGCCTTACGTTAACCGTAAGATTGAGGTCCTAACCAAATCCAAGAAGCTACCTAAATTACCAGACGATGTAGTCAAACCTACAATCGTCACAGGTATGGAAGCCCTTGGACGTGGTCACGACCTACGCAAGTTGGACATGTTTATTCAGGGTATGACGCAAGCTCTAGGACCAGAGGTTCTACAGCAGTACGTCAATCTACAGGATTACATTAAACGTCGAGCAACAGCTCTCGGTATTGAGACTGAAGGCTTGATTAAATCACAAGAACAAATCGCCCAAGAACAGCAACAGGCACAGCAGCAACAGATGATGATGCAAGCTGGTCCCCCCGCCATTCAAGAAGGCGCGAAAGCATTAGGAAACTCTTATGTTGAAAGCCAAAGACAACAAGGCGATGGAGAAGGATAAGGCTGAAGAAGCCAATCCTGCACCCACACCTGAAAATAAACCACTGGCTGCACCTGCCGTATCTAAAGGCGTATCCAAAATTACACGGATCGATTACTAGAACATGGCAGAAAGCATCACAATCACAGAAGACGATACTGGCCCAGAAGCACCTGTTGCGGAGGATAACCAATCTGAACGTCCTGAATGGTTGCCTGAAAAGTTTAGCTCTCCCGAAGACCTAGCAAAATCCTACAGTGAACTTGAGAAGAAACTATCAGGTCCAGCCGATGAGGCTGCGCCTGAGACCGAAGCACCTAAAAGTGACTCACCAAGTTTCGATAAGTTCTCTGAGGAATTTGCTAGCTCTGGTGAGTTAGGCGAGGAAAGCTACACAGAACTTGAAGCTATGGGTTACCCCAAAGAGATGGTGGAAACCTATATCAAGGGTATGCAATCCGCTCAGACAGCAGATGCAGACGCAGTGATGGAAGTCGCTGGCGGTAAAGACGGTTATCAAGAGTTAACTGAATGGGCTAAAGATAGCCTCGAGAACAACGAACTTGAACTCTACAACCAAATGGTTGGGACAGGTACTGATAATGCTAAGATGGCAGTCGAATGGCTGCAGTCTAAGCGAGAAGCTATGGAAGGCTCTGAGCCTAACTTGCTCTCAGGAAAATCACAGGCACCATCCAAGGATGAGTTCCGTAGCACAGCGGAAGTTGTAGCTGCAATGAAGGACGCCCGATACGGCAAGGACTCTGCGTATACTAAAGACGTAGAGGAAAAGCTGGGGCGTTCTTCGGTATTTTAAAGGAGATTATTATGCCTAAAGGTAAAGGGACTTACGGTACAAAAGTAGGTCGTCCACCAAAGAAGAAGTAACTACCTCTGGCGGGGCGCTGGGCATCAACCACGTCCCGTCAATTCCTATGACACGAGAACATCTAGCACACCTTTTTAGGTGGCTGAGACTATCAACGATGAACGACTAGGCCGGATGCGTCCGACAACCCTGACAAGTAGTAAGCGACAGTCATTCTCAATCTAAATAAAAATTCCATAGGATAAAGAAAATGACAAATGTAACCGCATCACGCTTGGGTGTTGTCAATAAGGCGACCCCAGCAAATAACGCAGCAGCTTCGGCTCTGTTCCTAAAAGTCTTCGCTGGTGAAGTTCTCACCGCTTTTGACGAAGTAAACGTAATGAAAGACCTGCACGTCTCTCGCACAATCGCGAACGGCAAGTCAGCGTCCTTCCCAGTGACAGGTAAAGCTAACGCTGCATACCACACTGTAGGTACACCTTTGTTGGGTACACAGAAAATTGCTCACAATGAAATCGTTATCAACATCGATGATGTATTGATTGCTGACACATTTATTGCAAATATCGATGAGGCTAAAAATCATTATGACGTGCGCGCTGAGTACAGCCGCTTGTTGGGTATGGCCTTGGCTAAAGAATTTGACACACGCACAATGCGCGTAGGTCTATTGGGCGCACGTTCAGCAGCTACCGTAACTGGTGGTAATGGCGGTTCAGCTCTAGTTTCCTCGACTTCTAAGACATCTGGCGCAGCTTTGGCTGCAGCTATCTTCGACGCAGCGAAAGCTCTGGACGAGAAAGATGTGCCTGAGAACGAGCGTGTGGCACTTGTAGCTCCTGCACAGTATTACAACTTGGTCCAAGAGACTTCCGTCATCAATCGTGACTGGGGTGGAGCTGGTGTATACGCTGAAGGTACAGTTCTTAAAGTTGCTGGTATTCAGATTGTTAAGACTAACAACCTGCCAACAACTAACGTAGCTGCAGTATCTGGCGAGAACAATACTTACTCTGGTAACTTCTCAACTACAGCCGCACTGGTTATGCAGAAATCTGCAATCGGTACAGTTAAGTTGATGGACCTAGCCGTAGAGCGCACATCTGGCGACTTTGAAGTCATGTACCAAGGTACGTTGATGGCTGCTAAGTACGCAATGGGCCACGGTATCCTACGTCCTGAGTGTGCCGTAGAAATTAAAACTTCTTAAAATTTAATCTGGGTTGGCTCTTTTATAGGGTCAGCCCTTTTTTTTCCATATGAGGACATCATGACTAAACCAACGTCCATGACCGAGCTAGAAGCGGTCAACGTCTTACTTACTACAATCGGTGAGGCACCCGTTAACACTCTTACAGGTAATCAAGTGACTGATGTCTCTATTGCCAAGCAGGTCCTGAACGAAGTTAGTCGTGAGGTTCAGGCTCAAGGGTGGCATTTCAATACCGAAGATGGTGTTGAGCTTTCCCCAGATGGTTTTAAAGAAATCATCGTTCCTGCAGATACCGCACGTATCGATGCAAGGGACTACAACATTGTACGCCGCGAAGGTAAGCTGTTTGATCTGGATAAGCGTAGCTATGAATTTACATCTAAAATCAAAGTAAGCATCGTTTATTTCCAAGACTTTCTACAGCTCCCAGATGTTGCTAAGAAATACATCACAACTCGAGCTTCCCGTATCTTTTCAGATCGCCTACTAAACTCAGAAACGATCCATAAGATGACCTCGCGAGATGAGCAAAAAGCTTTAATCGACCTCAAAGAATACCAAGGCGATACCGCTGATTACAATATGATGGATAGCTTTTCAGTATCTCGAGTAATGAACCGTGGGTTTAATAGGAAGGTTCTGTAATGGCTAGAAAACAAAGTTTAATTTCATCAGCTATTCCAAACCTAGTACAAGGCATCTCACAGCAGTCCCCATCATTACGTCTATCTTCGCAGGCAGAGGTGATGGAGAATGCCTTTCCCTCTTTGGTTGAGGGACTAAGTAAACGACCCCCTGCAGAGCATGTAGCTCTCATGAAAAATTCAGAGACTACAGGCACTTTCACACACTTAATCAATCGAGACGTTAATGAACGCTACTTTGTGTTCATCGATAACGCCAATACAGTATCTGTCTACGACCTAAACGGTGTAGCTAAAACAGTTACATACCCAGATGGTACATCATACCTTA